CCATCGCCTTCCTCCGTGATTTTATCTATTGACGAAATTAATTTCATTTCGTCAACCATTTGATAATTTTGGCCATTTGCGTTTAACAAAAGTTCATCTTGAATAGCCCTCAATCTAACTATTAGTGGTAAAGTCGGAACGAACTGCATTGCATAAAAATACAATTTTGGTAAGTACTTTACTTTTTCATCAAATGATAAATTAGAGTAATTAAAGGCGCCTTTAACAAGAGTATTTATTCTTTCGGAATTCATACCATCCAAGTGTTGTAAAAGCTTTACAACCTTATAATGATCTTCCCAGTGTATTGGTGCTTCTTTACCATACGCAATATCTATATGAAGCGCTTTCCAAGTGTTTTTAGGCACCTTTTTGGTAACTTTACTTAAAGCTGTAACAGTTTTCGGGCTTAGGAACTTTTTAAGAGATGGGGAAGAACTTCTCCATATTGGATAACCCCAAAAGTTAAATGGGCTCATATCCCTGTGCCACATTGTTAAGCGTGCATGAGCCTTGTCTCTTAGCCATCTCATACCAATGACATCTTTTTCGTGGTAAATTACTGCACTTATAAACATGGCAGCAAAATAGATATTCATCAAAGTCCATGCATCTTTGTTTTTATATCTATCTCTATCATTATCATAGCGCTTTTCTTGAAGTAACTCTTCTTTTAGTTCTTCATTATTACCATGGAGAGACATAATTACCCTGCCGTATAAAGCAGCAATCATTTGCTCTGGTGTTCTTGTCGTTTTTAGTTGATCAAATGTCAACTTAAGATCTTTTCTGGCTTCTGCAAATGTAAGCAGTGTTCTTTTTACCACTTCATCAGTAAGGCCAATTGTTTTACCATTTTTAAGCAATAGGGTAAAGTCGTCTTTGTTTTCCCTAAAATCCTTTAACATTTCGCCTAGCTCTTCATATGTAGTCGAAACGATTTGTAATACTTTTTGTCGCTTGCCAAAAAAATCTTGAATGTTTAGTGATTCTGTAAAAGACTTGACAGTTTGCTCTGGAGTGGCACCCTTAAACCCTTGCACCAACTTTTTGAGGTTGGCACCTTTTGCGAATTCCCTATTCCCAAGTAACTCAGCTATTCTAATTTTCATTGTCCCTATAATTCCACCGCGTGATTCTAATGGAGAATCCATATCCAGGGATCTAACAGGGCCATTAATCTTATATCTTACCGCAAAGTTGAATTGGTTGATAGTGGTAAATCCATCTTTATCTACAATCTTTACTTGCTCACCAGTAGATGGATCACGAAGAACTACACCCTCAACACCGAGATCTTCATCAGGCTTGATATCCCTATCAGCAAGTGCGGGCTTAACTTTTCTTACAAAGTCATTTAGTAGCTCGTTTTTTATTTTAATTTTGTAGTTAGTAAAAATTGAAGAAGTTATTTCTTCTTTTTTCTCTTTTGCTGCTGGCCTATCATTTACAGGAAAAGTTGCCAAAGATGTTTTTAGCAACTCCATATTAGAAAGCTTATCTATGCCGCTAGGCTTAGAAAGAAATTTTTCCAGCTCGGCTAATGTTTTATCAGTTTTTAACTGCTTTAATTTTTCAGAAGGTATTTTCTGGGCGCCCACGAACTGAAACTTTACGTCTGTTTCATTTACATCAAGTTTTTCACCATCAATAGTGTCTACGATTGGAACTCGAACAGTGGAAGTTTGATTATTTAGGACAGTAGATAGCTGATCTGCAATTGTATCTGGTGTACCTTCTACACCTCGCAAAATTGCAATATAGTTTGAGTTATTTAAACCATATGTGATTGCATTTGGTTGCCTACCATACAGTACCTCAACCTCTATCATTTGCCCGGGGCGCAGCACAGTTTTTATATCTTGGATTCGTGCCTGAAGAGCACCGTGCGCCGCTCTAAACCCGTTTGACGCAGCAAAAAGTGGATAATCTTCCATAGAATACATTCTCTCTGCATTCTTTCTTTTGCCTTCACGGGTGGTAAAAAAGTCGCCGTCTTCGTCTATCCCGAACCAAAGCGCGGAGCCATCCAGTTTTTCACTGGCCACCATATTTTGAATATTTTTTACAGTTTTAATAAACTGATCAATATCCAAATCTTCAATGTGGGTTATGCCTTCAACGATTCTTTTTACCATATACTCTATACAAAATATAAATTATTTATGAAAAAAGGCGAGAATTCTCGCCTTTATCAATCAGATAAACAACATTTATTCTGCTTCAGGGGTTGGTGCAGGCGCAGCCTGTGCCTTCTTTTCTTCAAGCTCTTTTTGAACCTGCTCGGAAATTTGGTTTGTCAAAACTTGCAGTGCAGATTGTGTTTTCAGAACAGCTAGTTGTTCTTCTGCAAGCTGTGCGGAAAACTTAGTGTGAATAGCCACAGCCTGTTGAACTGCTTGGCTAAATTGATCAACATTGTAAGAAATGCCGTCGAGTGTAAGTGTACGTGAATCCATAAGAAGCTCCTTTAAGTGATAAAATATAATTGTAACAAATTTTCCTAATGCCAAAAAGATATTACAGGTCGTCTAATGTTTTAGGCTTTGTTTTTCCTGCAATTACAGTATCCATTTTCAGGGATGAACTTTGGTTATTTTTCTTCTTTAAGTGTAAGTCATCATAATCTGTTATTCTAAGAGTATCTTTATCCCAACCCATCATGACGAATTTTGTATTTGCATCGCTATTGCGTGCCTTTGGGAACTCAAATTTGTATTCGCCAGCTTCGTGCATAGCATCTGTCTTTACACAAGCTATCATCAAGTCAGCCGTATTAGTTTTTGATGACCCACCCTGAATGTCACCCTGGTGCATTTTTTTACCATCATTAATAGCTTCTGTTGCATGTTTGCCTAATTGTGAAGCAGTGATCACCAGAGCATTCCAATCGAAACCTAAAGCTCTAATTTCTTCAGACACAAATTTATCCTTTAAGAACAAATTGTCATAAGAAACCAAGTTTGACCCTAGAATATCAACATAGTCAATAATGATAAAATCTGGTCTAAAGTGATATTGGACTTCTAGCTGGTTAATATACGCGTTAATATCAGTAGCTGTTGTGCTTGTTTCTCTCATCCGTTTAATAAAAAACTTGCACCCGTGCTTCTCGCTAAACTTCTGTAGTTCATCCGCAACTTGGCGTTTGTTAAGATTTACCATGCCGCTTGTCATTCTGCTGATCATTTGATCGGCACGCAATGCTACTTTTTTGTCGCGCATTTCCAACGAAATATAAACACCATGATAACCCTGTTTTAGCAAGTTAACACCGTGATTTAGCATAGATACTGATTTACCGCCACCGGATGGTGCTAAGTAGAATACAAGTTCTTGCCTGCCACACCCACCGCCAATAATTGCATCTACGTCTTTCCACCCGGTAGGGAGTAGATCCTCAGACTCATCTTCTTCCAGACGTGCCATTGGATTTTCAAAGTATTCAATACCAACATCAACGTTAAGTCTTAGCTCAGCGGCCTTTTTTACCAATGTAACAATATCATCGTACTTTCCCGCCTCGATTAACGGAATAGATTTTCTGACGGCTTCAATTGCTGCTTGTGCACGGCAAAATTCCGCTATCTGATTCAGCATCCATTCTTTGTCACCACGGTCAACTCGATTTTCAGCTTGTGTACCGCACTCTAATTTTGTGGCGGTTTTAAAAATATTTGGGTTAGGCAAAGTTCGATATTCGTCATAGTACTCTTTGATAAATTTGACACCATTTTGAAACTTTTCGTCAAAAAACTTGTGATTTATAATCGGGTTAACCCTGGTAAAAATATCAGGGTTATGAAGCATTGTGCGCAAATACAAATATTGCGCGTCACTGTCCATTAGTCTTTCAGTCATTTTCTAATCCTGCTTATCATCATGTCTAATTCTAGATTAACTTTTGCTTCAACTTTTTTACCTTCTACCTTTCTTATGTTTTTCATAAGCGAATAGATTGTAAACGTTTTGCCAAATTTAATTATACTGTCATTAACGTCAGTTGCATTATCGTCAACCTTAGTAAATTCCCAGTCATTATCGATTACAGTAGATGCCAGAGAAGCCCCTGGCGCATCCTGATCTATAACAAATATTATTCTGCGTTTTGTCTTTTTTAAAATTTCTATTTTTGCAGGGTTTAGGGATGCACCAAGAAGACAAACACCGTCTATACTAATTGCATCGAACACCCCCTCTGTAATAAACAGGGGCATGTTGGACCATTTTATGAGATTGTCGTAACCATAAAGTACTGCTTCCCTAGAAGCAGTACAGTTTAAATATCTTGGTTTTACATCTTTGTCTATGCTTCGAGCTTGCCAATATATAATCTTCCCATTTTTCATAAATGGAATAATGGCACGTCGCAGATATTTTTTATCTAGACTAAAATAGATAGGATGTTTTACGATATCTATTTTTCTAGATTCTAAGTACGTTATAATGGGTTCTTGAAATTCGTCATACCCATCGCACCCCAACTTAAGGCTTTTTGGTGGAAGTGCTACCTCTG